TCAATATCTCCATTATTAAAGTCTGTAATGGTATCTATTATATTAGATTTAATTTCATTGAACCATGGTTCGTTTTTAAATTCATCTATAGTAATGTGTTGTGCCATATTTCTATTTCCTTTCTATCTTAATAAACTTGTAACACTCTAAAGCAGTATAAAAAAATTCTTCTTCATCTATCGTAACAATATCTAAGTTTCTTTTTCTAAAATGTTTCTTTTCATATACTAAGGCTATGTACGTTGTTTCTTTTACTTCTAAGATCTTTATATATTCCCACCCTAATATATTATCTTCATCTTTTATCTTTTTATATAATGCATTCTTAATCATGGTTATATTTCCTTTCTAATCGTTTGCTATGCTGTCTAGATAATCTTGTACTATCTCTTCGCCTATGATGTAAGTATACATATTGACAACGTGTTCAGGCTCTGTGAAGTCAGTTGTAACTTCACCAAAATTATCTTGTTCATAATCTTTTATGATATTAATACACTCAAAGACTTCATCACCTAACCATTGTTTTGCTTGATGTCTACCAATAATGTAATAGTCTGTATTGAATACATTGTGGTGTAAATCTTCTTTCCAATACTTATCATCTTTCAAGTGTTCTAAATTCTCGTCTAGATAATATTCAAAGTGTGATTTGATTTCATCATATTTATATTTCATTGTTTTTCCTTTCTATATGTTTATAACCTTTAGCAAGTATTATATCTCTCACCCTTTCACGATCAACACTGTCCCCATAACCCCACCTGTCAGTAAAAGCAACCTTTTCTACATACTTTTTACACGTATTGTAACAGACACGCCAAGTACAGCCTTTGATAGGATACAAAGCATTGTTAACATTTTCCCCATAAAACGAATAAACATATTCAACAAACTCAATAAAGTTTTTATTAGTACATAGTTCCATTTGTATATTTCCTTTCTATATTTCAGTATTAAAAAAATGTTATAATTGTTGTTATGTATGCTATCATAAACATAGTAATTATTACTGGCACGAATACATACACATATAGTTTATCAAATAATCTCATAATTCTAGTCCTTTCTCAGTGGTTCTAATACATTTGAAAAAAAATCTCTGTATTGTATATTGAATTTTTTTAGCTTTGGTTCTTTTATTCCATGTGCTTTTGTCCACTCTGTTAATCTATTTTGAGTAATTGAATATTGCATGTAGTCAACCATTTCTTCTTCCCATTGGTCTACTGTATCCCCATATGCGTCTGCACATTTTTTTACATCATTGTCATCAATTACAATTTCATAAGTAATTCTATATGTTGTCATTTTATTTCCTTTCTAATTTGTGGGGGGCACGAACCCCCCATTATTTTATGTTACTATTGCTTAATTACATCCTCTACAAATTCATTATGACTAACCACTTCATGTGATATAACATAATCATTTTTATGTGTGGGTGTTGCAACAGTACTTATTACATAACCAATTTTAGGGTTGGTTGGTACTTCGTTTTTAAACACAGATTCTTTGATGTAATCTTGTAACATATCCTCATTTGGTACATCAACTTCTACATCATGTACAATCTCTTCTTTTATCGTTATCGTATATATAGTCATTTGCTAGTCCTTTCTTTTTCAAATGATTAATAATATCTACAGTATATATATATAATATCTGTTGTCAAGTCTTTTTATTTACAATTTTGTACAATACCCATTTTTAGAATACTAGTTAGTTGTGGAATTGTAACACCCTCATTCCTAAATTTGATTTCATCTTTAATCATTTTTTGGTTGTCATCATCTTGAAATTCTTTTAATGATAGCATTTTATAAAGGTTATCAGTAGTTACATTTTGTATATTATTATATTTCATTCTATTTCCTTTCACTTGTATTTCTTTTTAGTATTTTTTTAAGTATGTTTATTTCTCTTTGTTGTGATTTTTTTCCCCTAGTATTACCACAATAAAAGTCTCTTTGTTTTTCGTGGTATCTAATTTGTTGTTCTATTATATAACTAGGGCAATTTTCATCATTATGTATACGATAATAATTACCATGTCTCATTTTATTACCTTTCTTTGTTTATATGACCTCTAGAAGTACTGTGGATATATGACCTCTAGAGGTTGTGTATAACTATATATTATTAACTATTATATATACTAGTTATGATTTATTAACAGCATCAATAAATTTTTGTTTATCAAAATGCCTGTTATCTTGTTTAAACATTGTACAAAAATCTACTATCATTTGATCTGTAGCGTTAAAACCATCTAGATCATAAGCCTTACGTCTATTTTTTGTATAGTCATTTAAGATCTTTGCTATTTCAATATAATGTTTTCTAGTCATGTTATATTTACCTTTCTAATAATTAAATATATCCACAGTATATACAATAGAATCACATTGTCAACCCCTAAAATAAAAAAATGTTAATTATTTTTAGGTGGGGTGAGAGAGCATATATATATAAAGAATAGAATCTGTGTATATCTTGGTGTTGGAAGTCCTCTTAAAAAAAATAATGAAGGGACACCCCTTTGGGGTGGGGGTGGCTTGTATATACATATCCCAATCACACAATTTTTTTGCAATTTTTTCAGAAACTGTTATACTATATCCATAATATAGATATGAAAGGAAATATTATGAGTGGACCTACACACAGCAATCGTACCTTTAAACTAATGAAACCGATTACCATGAACGAAGGTGATTACATTATTGAAGTATGGGAGGGTTCTAACTGGGATGATACAACCAAGACCAGAGAACCAATCAAAGGTGCGATTGATATTAAGATATATCAGAAGATAGATGACGCATCAAAATACAACAAAGGCGATATAGTTGGTTTCTTTAGAGCATGGGGTAATACACCTAATTCTAAAGAGGAAAGTTTTGATGACGAGATCCCTTTCTAAAAAGAGAGTTGCACGACCACCTTTAGATAGGTTTGGTGGTGTAAGGGTGGTACAGAAACGTATCCAGAAGTCTGAGATATTGGACCATAGTAAAGATGCAGTAGCTCAAGAACTGGTTGATATTGCCACAGCAAGTATTGATGAGATACTAGACTGGGATTCTACTGGATATGTTCGTGTCAAAAGTCCTGATGAAATATCTAACAAAGCAATCAAAGCAATCAAGAAAATTAAGATGACACCGACCAAAGAGGGTCCACAACTGGAAGTGGAACTACACGATAAGGTATCAGTCCTGAGAACACTTGCCAAAGCAACAGGTATGTTAGAAAAGCAAGATGATATGGACAAGCCTTCTGTAGTTGGTATAGTAATGCAAGGACCTGGTGCGATAATAGAAAGTGAAGTAGAGGATGTTGCGTACAGTGAGAAAACTAACGAAACCAGAACAGGCGAAGATAATGAACCTGATGGTACAGAAAACCCTATCAGTCAAACTGATGGCACACATGATGGGGATGAAGGAAAGTAGTTACAAAGGATTGACGTTGCGTAAGTCTTTGGCTACTGAAGAAAAGATAAATAGTATTATAGAGTTCTTGGAGGAACATGAGTAACGCTATTACAAATCTCAATCTTGACTTCTCTACCTCACCCATGGTGTGGAAGTTCTTGCAAGATAAATCATTTGTAAGAGGTATCATGGGACCTGTAGGTAGTGGCAAGTCGTACGCTTGTGCTGCTGAGATTATGCTCAAAGCAGTTAGTCAAGTCCCATCACCAAGAGATGGCATCAAGTATAGTCGCTTTGTAGTCGTCAGAAACTCCTATCCAGAACTAAGAACAACTACCATAAAGACATGGCAAGAGTTGTTTCCTGAGAATATCTGGGGACCTTTCCGTTGGTCTCCTCCATTGACACACCACATAAAACTTCCGTCAAGAGACAACGCCCCAGGTATAGACTGCGAAGTCATATTCCTCGCTTTGGATCAGCCGAAAGATGTGCGAAAACTTTTATCCATGGAGTTGACAGGTGCATGGGTGAACGAGGCGAGGGAACTTCCCAAGGCAGTTATAGATGGATTGACACACAGGGTAGGTAGGTATCCTACACTATCTGATGGTGGTGCAAGTCCTTGGCGTGGTATCATCATGGACACCAACCCTATGGATGATGACCATTGGTGGTACCGACTAGCAGAAAAAGAAAAGATGAGAGGTAAGTATAAGTGGTCCTTCTTCAGACAGCCTGGTGCTGTAGAAGAATGTGATTCAGATGAGTTGCCAGAGAATCCAGAGGCAAATGGCTTTGTGTTCTCAGCAAATACCTGGTGGGCAACTAACCCACTCGCAGAAAACAAGAAGAACTTGCCCACTGGGTACTATGAGCAAACATTGCTTGGAAAGAATACCGATTGGATACGCTGTTATGCACAGGGTTTGTATACCTATGTCCAAGAAGGTAAACCAGTAATGAACGAGTATGATGATAACTTGATGGCAGAAGATGGACTAGAGCCTGATCCTTCTGTGCCGATACAAGTAGGTGTTGACTTTGGTTTGACCCCTGCTGCAATCTTTGGACAGAAGATGGCGAATGGCAGATGGCATATCTATCACGAGTTGGTTACGTTTGATATGGGTTTAGAACGATTTGGTTCTATGCTCAAGTCAGAACTAGCCTCACGATTTCCCAAGTATGATACACTCGTATGGGGAGATCCCGCTGGTATGCAGAGGGACCAGATATACGAAGTTACTGCTTTTGACCATCTCAAGTCTATAGGTTTGGTAGCAAGACCAACTAATAGTAACGACTTTCGTGTAAGAAGAGAGGCTGGTGCTATGCCAATGAACCGACTGATTGAAGGTAAACCTGGCATACTTATTGACAAAAAATGCCAGAGATTACGCAAAGCACTATCAGGTGGCTACCATTTCAAGAGGGTGCAAATATCTGGTGGTGAACGATACAGAGATACACCAAACAAGAATGAACACTCACATGTTGGGGATGCGTATATGTATCTTGTTCTTGGTGGTGGTGAGCATAGACAACTAACAAGGGGACATAATCCAAAGTTCAAACAAGCAGTTGCGAACACAGATTTTGATATATTTGCATGACAAGTTCAGCCAAACGTAAAGGCACAAGAGTAGAAAACAAAATAGTAAAGCTATTCCAATCCATGGATATTGATGCAAGGAGACAGCCATTGTCTGGTGCTTTGGCAGCTTTCCCCCATGATGTTCAGGTAGATTTGATAGGTGGACTCAACTGTGAGGTCAAAGCTAGAAAGAATGGTGGTGGCTTTACAACAATCAAGAAGTGGAAAGGCTCTGCTGATTTGCTAATACTAGTAGAAGATTATGAACAACCTGGTGTCTACATGGACTGGGTGTTATGGAAAGAGATAGCTATGAGACTGAAAGAGCATGAATGAGGAAACATTAGAAACGATATTCAGAACTTCTGGTACATCCTTGTCTGTTGTGCCATTCAAGTCTTATCTTCTAAACATCATGGATCTCACCGACCATGACCAAAAACATTTGAAAGAAATGCCATACTATGCAGACTACTTAGATGATGCGTCAAAGGATGGGTATGGTTATGCTGTCATAGATGGTGGGAAACCTATGTTATGCTTTGGTGTTAGTCCACAATGGTATGGTGTTGCAGAGCTTTGGATGATACCAGATACAAAATTGGTGAGCAAAAATAAGATACGATTTCATAGAGGTGCATTAAGATTTATGGACCTGATAATGGAAGAGTTGAATTTACATAGAATCCATGTTACAGTTTTAGCTAGTAATATAAAAGCAATCAAATGGATTGAGAGTATATCCTTTGTACGAGAGGGTGTATTAAAAAAATATACCTTTGATGCAAAAGATATGATAATATATAGCAAGATGCGAAAGGAATAATATATGGGTATGCTTGTCAGAACACCTAAGTACACAAGACCACCAGAAATGGATGCTACCAATGCAGCCATAGCCGAAAGAGAGGCAAGGGCAAACGCAGAAGAGATGAGGCAGAAAAAACAACTTGCAGCAAGAAGGATAGCTATGCGTAGAGGTTCAATGTCAGGGTTGCTATCACCAGATAGAGAAAACGCATTACTTGGTGTGCCAACAGCTATGACACAAGAAGAAACAATTAGGAATCCATACAACATGACAACACAACGAGGACCAACTGTATAATGGGTAGTATTTTCAGAAAACCGAAGAAGAGAACGCCACCGACTCCACCCCCACCAAGGAGAGAGGAGACAGCAAAGAAAACGGCACCTGAACAAAAAAAAGAAGAGCCAACTCCTAGTTCACGAATTGGAAGGAATGTTGTGGGTGGTCAGTTGCTAGGCTTTGACGATAGTGGATCACAACTTAGTGGTATAAGGAACCCAAGAACATGACATACATTAGAAATCCAAAACTGAGAATTTTAGATGACACACAGGTAGAGAATGGCTAGAAAGTTTGCAAAAGTTGCTAAGTCAAAGAAGGGTGTGCCATTAAAATATTTATCAGGGGCAAAGAACCCAAAGGCAAAAGAGGCAGAGATATTGAGGACAAGACGTTTATACAAAAAAGGATTATTAACCAAAGCTATGATGGATGAAATCTCAAGGAGAAGAGCAAATGCCTAAATACCCAGCGAGCTACACAGCAAAATTTAGTAAGTCAACACTTGACAAAGTATATAAGAGAGGTCTTGGGGCATATTATAGTAGTGGTTCACGAAACGTATCAGCACAGGCTTGGGCTATGGGAAGAGTAAAAAGTTTTGTAACAGGTAAAGGTGGTGCAAGGAAAGCTGATAAAGACCTGTTACGTTCCAAAAGGAAAGGATTAGTATAATGCCAGGAACAATGAAAATGTATAAGATGAAAAAGAAACCAACCATGAAAGGCAAACAATCAAAGCTAGATGCCAACAAGGATGGCAAGATTAGCAGAGAGGACTTTGCTATGCTAAGAAACAAAAAGAAAAAGGCGTAGTCATGGCTTATTACACAAAAACAAAAAAAACAAAAAAGAAAAAGAAAAAACAAACAGCTCGTTCTGCTAGAAAAAAAGGTTTGATGAGGTACTAATGCCACTAGTTTTTAGAAAAGTCTATGGTGATGTTGGGGGTAAGAGACAGGTTATCAGAACAGAAAAAATATCTGGTGATGCAGCAAGGGAATTTGTAGCAAAGAGAAAAGCTGAGAGAGCAAAATCAAAAGAGCAAAGAACATTTAAAAATTTGATAGCAAGTCTTGTTGCAAAAAAGATGGAGCCAGTTATAGAAGAAAAGATGCAAAGTGCATCTAAAGACTTAAATTTAAATTATGATTCAAAGAAAAAAGAACTAACATTACCTGGTGGTTTTTTAGATTTCCGACCAAAAAAAAATGTTGCACAACAAAGAAAAGAGATAAGTTTCCAAAATCAACAAAGGCTAACACGATCAAATATAGCAAGATTGCAGAGAGATCAAAAACAGGCAAAAGGGGCAAGAGCCGATTTAGCAGAGAGAGGGTTACTGCAAAATGTGAATTTAGGGACAAGAATTGAAAGCACTTTAAATATTTTTCGGTCAGGTGGTCTGTTCGATTTTAGGTTGTTCTAATGGTAGCAAAGAAATACCAAAACCCAAAAGGTGGACTGAATCAAGCAGGTAGAGATTACTTTAAACGGAAAGAGGGGAGCAATCTAAGAAGTCCACAAAAGACTGGCACAGGACCAAGGAGAGTCTCTTTCGCTGCACGATTTGCTGGTATGAAAGGACCCATGAAGGATGAGAAAGGTAGACCAACAAGACTTGCATTAGCACTCAAGGCTTGGGGATTTAGAAATAAAGAAAGTGCTAGAAACTTTGCACAGAGGCATAGGAAAACATGATAAAACTAAACGAAAGAGAAGTTCTAGACAGGTCAAAGAAAGCGTTTGGCAGAAAGGATTTGTGGAGAACAATCTATGAGGATTGCTATAGATATGCACTACCTCAAAGAAATTTATATGATGGATACTACGAAGGTCATGTACCAGGTCAGAATAAAATGAATATGGTTTTTGATAGCACAGCAGTTCATTCTACACAAAGGTTTGCCAACCGAATACAATCAGGATTGTTTCCTCCCTACAAGAAATGGTGTCGCTTAGAACCTGGGGATGATATACCACCAGAGAGAAGAGCAGAAGTGCAACAAGCACTTGATATTTACCTTGACAAGATGTTTACAGTTTTACGTCAGTCAAACTTTGACTTGGCTATAGGTGAGTTTTTGCTAGATCTTTGTGTTGGAACAGCAGTAATGCTGATACAAGAGGGGGATGATGTAAACCCAATCAGGTTCACAGCCATACCACAATACTTGATAGCCTTGGAAGAAGGACCATACGGAACTGTAGATAATGTGTATCGTAAATACAAACTACGAGTAGAGGCAATCAAAAGAGAGTTCCCTGATGCAGAAATACCAGAGAGCCTGATAAAACTTATGGAAACAAAACCACAGGAGCAAGTTGAGCTGTGTGAGGCAGTCATATACGATATTGAAAGAGGGGACTATTGCTATCATTTAATATACGAGAAAACTGCTGAAGAGTTATTGTTTCGTAGAATGGATGAGACACCTTGGATTGTATCACGTTATATGAAGGTAGCAGGAGAAGTATTTGGTAGGGGACCTTTGGTAACTGCAATACCAGACATCAAGACACTAAACAAAACATTAGAACTTCTTTTGAAGAACGCATCTATAGCTTGTGCAGGTGTCTATACAGCAGCAGATGATGGTGTTATCAATCCATCTAACATCAGAATTACACCAGGATCCATAATCCCAGTAGCTAGAAATGGTGGACCTCAAGGTGCCTCACTCGCACCACTACCTCGCTCTGGTGATTTCAATGTCTCTCAAATTGTAATCAATGATTTGAGGATGAACATAAAAAAGACATTGCTAGATGACACGTTACCACCAGATAATATGTCTGCTAGGTCTGCTACTGAGATTGTGGAAAGAATGAAAGAGTTGGCACAAAACATGGGTTCTGCTTTTGGCAGATTGATTACAGAAACTATGGTGCCAATAGTAACTCGTGTGCTTTCTATCATGGACAAGAAAGGACTGATACAACTACCACTAAAAGTCAATGGCTTAGAAGTAAAAGTTGTTCCTGTCAGTCCACTCGCTAAAGCACAAAACTTAGAGGAGATAAATGAGATTATGCAGTTCGTACAGATAGCAGGTTCACTTGGACCTGGTGGGGTAGCTGAGATGAAACCTGATGTAATCGCTACGCATATAGGAGATAAGCTAGGGATACCATCAAACCTTAGAACTACGCCACAAGAAAAACAAGCCATTATACAACAGAGTATGCAAATGGCTATGCAAGGTCAGGGGATGGCACAAGGAGGGCAGCCACCTGAACAACCACCTATGGAAGAACCAGCAAGTGCAGTAGCTGAAGAGGTTAGTGCATGAGCAAGTCAGGGTGGGATGGCATACAGGTTCTTGATGAGAACCCTATGCAACTTAGAGATGATACTATTGCTATTGATAAATCTTTTGCTAGAACCTTTGATACAGAAGAGGGAAAGAAAGTTTTGAAATACCTTATCAGCAAAACGCTACATCAACCGACTTGGATACCAGGAGGTGATACTAGCTTTGGTTTTGCGAGAGAGGGGCAGAATAGTATTATAAGAGAAATACAAACTAGAATTGAGAGGGCGAAAGCATGAATGACGAAAAAGAAATACAACAAGAAGGACTGATGGGAGAGGCACCTGTATCAGAAGAAAAACCTGTAGAAGAAGAGGTAGAAATACCACACAAGGCTGAGACAGAAGAACAGCCAACTATAGAACCAGCGTCTGAAGATGAGGTCTTAGAAAAGCCAGAGTTTTTAGAGGATAAGTTTTGGGATGCAAAAGAGGGTGTAAAGGTAGAGGACTTAAACAATTCTTATAAAGAGCTACAAAAACAGTTTTCTATGGGTAAACACAAAGCACCAAAAGAATATGATTTGTCCGTCTTTGAGGGTATTGATGTAGAAGAAGATCCACTCGCACAAGAATTTGTAGATTGGGCAAACGAAAACAAACCAACACAAGAGGCTTTTGATAAGTTAGTCGGTAAGTTTCGTGAACTAGCCGATATGCAAGAGGAAGAATCATCTATCAATGTAGAAGAAGAAACGCAGAAACTAGGACCAAATGCTCCACAAATTATTAATGGTATAAAGCAATGGGGACAAGGATTAGTTTCCAAAGGTGTATGGTCAGAGGATGATTTTGAGGAGTTCAAAGTATTTGCTGCAACTGCTAGTGGCATCAACGCACTAAACAAAGTCAGGAAGTATTATGGAGAGCAACAGATACCTATAGCGACAGTTGAGATGGACGGTATGCCGAGCCAAGATGAGCTGTATGAAATGGTTGCTGATCCTAAATATAAGTCAGATCCATCTTTCAGGAGACAGGTAGAACAGAAGTTTGCACAGGCGTTTCCTGGTAGTGTAGATACTGGTGAAATATAAGACTTGTAATCACCTAGAAAATATATTATTATTATATCCGAGATAACGAATGTCCTATTCGCCTCTGGCTGGTGTGGAAGTGCATCATTTTTTTAGCCGAGGTTCCCTCGATAACTAAAGTATATTTTTTAAATGTGTTAAACAAGGAGTAAACTATGGCACAGTCAATCACTAATGCTTTTGTTACTTTGTTTGATGCCGAGGTGAAACAAGCGTATCAAGGAGAATCAGTTCTTCTTAATACTGTAAGGCTAAGACAAGGTGTACAAGGCAACACTTACAAGTTCCCAAAACTTGGTAAGGGTAGTGCGACTGCTCGTATTCCACAGACAGATGTAACTCCGTTAAATGTTACTTACTCACAAGTAACTGCAACAATGAGCGACTTCAACGCTGCTGAATACTCAGACGTATTCCACCAAGCAAAGGTGAACTTTGACGAAAGGTCAGAACTTGTTCAAGTAGTTTCAAAAGCTATTGGACGTAGAATGGACCAACTAATCATTGATGCACTAGATGCAGAATCATCACCATCAACAGTTGCAAATACTGTTGTTACAACTGGTTCAGCAACTGCATCAAACTTGAACGTAGGTAAGCTAATAGCTGCTAAGAAAGCTATGGATGCTAAGAATGTTCCGTTTGATGACAGACATATTGTGATTCACGCTAACTCACTATCTGGTCTACTAGGTGATGAGAGAGCAATCTCAAGCGACTTTGCATCAATCAAAGCTCTTGTTTCTGGAGAAATCAATACATTCCTAGGTTTCAACTTCCATGTACTTGGAGATAGAGACGAAGGTGGTCTAGCTATTGATGGCTCAAGCGACAGGAAAATATTCGCTTATCATCGTTCTGCAATCGGTATGGCAGTCAACATGAACCAAAAAACAGAAATCAACTATGTACCAGAAAAAACTTCTTTCTTGGTCAACAGTATGTTCTCTGCTGGTTCTGTGTCTATCGATGGCGATGGTATCGTAGAAATCACTTGTAGAGAATAGGAGGAATATTATGGCTTTTGATTCAACAGGACTACAACCAATCGGTGGTCAAGCTAAAGCTGGCAATGCTCCTCAAATGTGGAGCTACACATCTACAGATGCTAAGACAGCTATAGATGCCTCTGGTTACTTCAATGATGCCTCTGGCGTGTTGAAGGTCGGAGACCTAATCTATATCCATGGCGACACAGGTGGGACAGCAACATTCTCGTTGCACCCAGTTGTAAGCAACGCATCTGGTGTAGTAGACATTGGGGATGGCACAGCTATCTCAGCTACTGACTCAGACTAAGACTATGGGGAGGTGTAACAGCCTCCCCTAACTACAAGGACTGAATATGGCAAGTGGTGATACAAATATAACTATCTGCAACCAAGCACTCAATCTACTAGGTGCAGACACAATATCTTCTTTTACAGACACAACAAATGATGCAGCAACTGTATGCAACAATATCTATGAGACTGTTCAGAAACAGACTCTATCTCTATACCCTTGGTCATTCGCACTAACAAAACAAGAGCTATCACGATCATCAACCACACCAGTAAATGAATGGTCTTACCAATACGATATGCCATCCACTGCTGTAAGTGGGACACCTTTACAAGTTTACAATTCTAGTTCTACAAGGATTCTACCAGTACAGAGCTACGAGATACTCTTTACAGCTAGTGGTCCGACCATAGCTACTCACGAAGAAAAAATTTTTATTGACTTTGTAACATCAGCAATTACAGAGGGTGTCATGCCTTCTTACTTCGTACAACTTCTTGTGTATATGATGGCGTGGCATTTAGCAGAACCAGTTACTGACCAAACAACTAAATCAGATTATTGGAGGACTATAGCTCTAGGTGGCGTGGGGGAAAACGGTAGAGGTGGTTATTTAAGACAAGCAATGAACATAGACGGCAGAGGTAGACCAAATTACGCAATAGTAGATTTCCCATTGACAGATATAAGGTGATGCTATGAGCAGAGCAATCACAATACAAACCAACTTTACTACAGGTGAGATTGATCCATTATTGTTTTCTAGGATTGACATAAACCAATATACGAACGCACTAGACAAAGCAAGGAACGTAGTAATACAACCTCAAGGTGGTGTGGAAAGAAGGCAAGGTTTACAGTTTATAAAACAAATAGACAGTGGTGGATCACCAGAAAATGGTACAAGGTTAATACCTTTTGAGTTTTCCACCACGCAAAGTTATATGCTTTTGTTTGTAAACAACAGAATGTATGTATATAAAGACAAGGCTCTTGTTACAAATATAAATGGTGGTGGCACTGATTTTCTTACAACCACTATAACATCTGCAAGATTAGCAACTATGGATTTTGCACAATCGTTTGATACACTCATTCTTGTGCATGAGGATATGACACCATTCAAAGTAGTAAGAGGTGCTAGTGATAGCTCTTGGACCATATCAGCTATAACCTTTGACCATGTGCCTTTCCATGCTTTTACTACCTCAACGACAGAGCCATCAACAACTATTACACCATCAGCAGTAGATGGTAGTATTACAATTACAGCAGGATCATCTATTTTTGATGCAGATGATGTCAACCAATACATAGAAGTGAAAGATGGTCTAGGCAGAGCAAGGATTGTAAAGCTAAACTCTGGAACAGTTGTTGAGGCAATAGTAGAGATTCCTTTCTTTGATACTAGTGCCATAGCTAGTGGTGATTATGTTCTTGAATCTGGTTACGAAGTTACTTGGTCAGCAACGAGAGGGTTCCCTAGAACAGCTACATTCCATGAGGGTAGACTATACCTAGGGGGAACCAAGTCAAGACCCAACACATTGTTTGGTTCGAGAGTGGCTAGGTTCTTTGACTTCAACCCAGGAGAAGGTTTAGATGACGATTCAATCGAGGCAACCTTAGACACTGATTCTGTCAACGCTATCATAGGGCTTTTTAGTGGGAGAGACTTGCAAATCTTTACTAAGGGTGGTGAGTTCTTTGTACCTCAGTCATCTCTTGATCCTATTACACCTAGCAACATTGTTATTAATGGTTCAACAAGAAGGGGTGCTAAAGAGGGCATCAAACCTGTGGGGGTAGAGAGTGGCACTATCTTTATACAAAGAAGTGGCAAGTCAGTTAGGGAGTTTTTATTTAGTGATGTTGAGCTATCTTATGTATCAAATAATATATCTCTACTAAGCTCTCATTTACTTAGCACACCAATAGATATGGCACTTAGAAAAGCCACTTCAACAACTGAGGGTGATTTACTTATGATT